AGCGCGGCTATTCGAATGATATGATTGAGTTTATTTACGTAGGAAATAGTGCCTCCCCGTATAAAGTTATGTATGATTTTATTGTGCTACCACCGTCTGTTAAAAAAGCTTCTGGTTTCGGCCCGATTCCGTTAGGCTGATCTGATGCCTGATATTGATAGAGCCAAAAAGGATGCTACTGCTGGGGCAGTCAATAAGTTTCATGCTAAGTCAGACGTAGATTCTGCTCAGTACGCTCAGCACCATACTCTAGGAATTAAGCACGATCAGGCTGCTCCTGGGGACCATACTCATGACGGGCGTGTGAGCAAATTACTTTTAGAAGGCGTAACAATTACTGGAAGCCGTGGCGGTAACGCTGCTGTAGCGTCTATCATTGCAGCACTAGTCAAACTAGGAGCTACAGATGGATCTACACCGTGAGTGCTACTAAAAAGCATGAGTTCTCACTTAATGAAGTTTTTTCAAGAATCGGTGTTGGACTAAAGCAGTCGGCTCAACGACCAAATATTTACGGCTATAGTCCTCATGAAAAGCAGGAGTTGTTTCACAGTGCATCAGGCAAACACAGGCTCTATATTGGTGGAAACCGTGCTGGTAAAACAGTTGGCGGAACAGTTGAAGATATCTGGTGGCTCACTGGTAGACACCCTTATCGTGAAACTCCTCCGCCACCCGTGCGCGGGCGGATTGTTGGAGTTGACTTCCTAAACGGTATTGAGAAAATTCTTAGGCCAGAAATGGCTCGCTGGCTTCCTTTATCCGAATTAAAAGGTGGATCATGGAGTTCAGCTTATTCAAAATCGGAACGAGTCCTTACATTGGAAAATGGTTCTACAGTCGAGTACATGTCATACGACCAGGATCTAGACAAGTTTGCTGGAACAAGTCGACACTTCGTTCATTTTGACGAGGAACCTCCACAGGATATTTTCATTGAATGTTCGATGCGTCTAATTGACACCGGCGGTAGTTGGTGGATGACGATGACTCCTGTAGAGGGTATGACCTGGATTTTCGATGATATTTATTTGCCTGGTGTTGAGGGTACTAATAGTCTGATCAGTGTTATCCAAGTAGATATGAGTGAAAACCCTCACCTGAGTCAAGGTGAGATTGATAACTTCATGCTTGGACTCAGTGACGAAGAACGAATTGCTCGTAAACAAGGCAAGTTCGTTCAATTAGGTGGTCTTGTTTTCAAGCATTTCAGTCCTGATATTCATGTTATTGATCCTATTATTCCACCTAAAGAGTGGCAATGGTTTGAGTCTATGGACCACGGGTATAATAACCCTACAGCACATCTCTGGCACGCTGTTAGTTCTGACGATCAAGTAATTACCTTTGGTGAGCATTATGAAGCAGAACAAACGGTTGATTACCATGCACAGATTGTTCACGCTCGTAATGCTCAGTACGGTAAGGTTCCTGAGATTTTCGTAGCCGACCCGGCAATCTCACAAAGGCAAGCNGTTACTGGNACAAGTATTCANGAAGAATANGCTCGNCGGGGACTNGCNTATGTTCTTGGTAATAATGATGTTTCGGTCGGNATTAACCGAATGGCTCAATACNTAAAGCCTGGGGTTGATGGACAACCGAGGTGGTTAATTACGCGGAACTGCGTTAACCTAGTTCGTGAAATGCAGCGGCTCAGATGGAAAACTTGGGCCACTAAGAAAATGGCTAATCAGAATAATAAGTATGATACCATTCACAAGAAAGATGATCACGCGCCAGACTCAGCGCGTTATTTCTTTTCCCTGATGCCTGATCTTACGCCCAATAATTTTGAGCCTGCTAAGCTTAATCCTGGTATTTATGGGGTTACCGGAGTTGACCCGACTAATAGCTACGACACTATATTGAGTAGGCTACAGGAGCCGGTTCCTTTAATTGAAGGGACTAGTTGGCGCTATAATCAAATTGATGAATTTATGGGTGGGGAATGGTAAGGGCTTGGCCCGAACCAACTTAGGCATTACAATAGAGATACCTACGTGAAAGGATTTTCAATGGCTCAGGCTGTTACGAATGGTCCTGGTTATTTGGACCATGAGCAGTTAATTGCTGCTGAAATTAAGCGAGCGGAAATTGAGGGTCGTGAGCCGGATTTGGAGAATCCGTCTCCGATTGCTGGTTCTGTTGTTGAGTTTTCTGATGAAGAAAAAGCTGCAAGGGCCGCGAATGATTCCCCTGTAGCGGCTCTTGAAACAGAAGAAATTGATGAGCAGTTAGAGATTGATTTTAATGCCTAATTATACCCGAATGGGTGACAATACATTAGGTAAAATTAAGGTCCTTGATAGGCCCTTAGCTTTGCCTGGTGAGTGTATTGTTTGCCGATATGGCGGTGGTGATGGGGATGACTCCCGAAAGTTCATCGACTTCGATTTCGATATCGAGTTTTACGGTACTGTCTACTTTTGCTCCGTATGTATCACGAGCATCTTCAATCAACTTGGATTTCTCAATCCTGAGCAGTACGAAGAATTAGTGGAACGACTTAGTGTTTCAGAAGGCTCTACTTCACGATTGCTGGTGGAAAATGCTTCCCTTAGAAGCGCTATTAGTGCTCTTAGTAATGATAGTTTTGATTTTAGCGTGGTGGCTAACGGCTCATCTGTCGAGCAACATGAATCACACGCTGACGGAATTAATTCAGAATCAGAATCAATTGATCGAAAAGCAGAACCATCTGATTCTGAGCAAGGACGCGATAACGTTTCAGCAACTTCAAGCGGCGACCACTCCGGTATCTTCACCATCTGAGTATGTAGGAATGTCAGATGAAGAAGAAGCCAGACGTTATGCTGCTCTTAATGGTTTAGGCGAGGAATTAGATGACGGAACAGCCGATATCCTCGACAACCTTGGACTCTAACTTCATTACATTTAATGGGCATAAGGGTCAAGAACGGCACAATAAGCTAGTTGCCTTTGTCAAAAGCCAACATGATAAGATTAAATCCAATAGGTCTCAGTTAGAGCGCCAATGGTATTTAAATATGGCTATGTATGCTGGTCGCCAAAATGTCGTTGCTCAGTCGCTAAATGCTGGCGGAGGGCAAGTTACTAGATTAGTAACTCCCAAGGCTCCTTATTGGCGAGTTCGTATGGTGGTCAATAAAGTTCGACCAACGATTCGTACGGAACTTGCTAAACTGACCGCTAGTAAGCCTAACGCTAGTGTTATTCCTGCTTCTTCTGATGACGATGACCTGTTTGCTTCATATGCTGGTGAACAGATTTGGGAATCTTTCTATCAGAATAAGAAGGCTAATGTAATTCTTCGACGAGCATTGTTTTGGACTTTGTTAACAGGTAATGGATTTATTAAAGACTATTGGGATCAAAGTATTATTGATACAGAGTCTCAGACTCAGGGTGATATTCAAATTGAGCCTGTTACTCCGTTCCATATCTTTGTTCCTAGTTTTGTTGAAGAAGAAATTGAGAATCAGCCGTTTGCTATCCACGCGATGACTAAAACGGTGGATTGGGTAGCGTTACGGTTTGAAAAAGGCTTGAATGGAAAAGACATTAAGCCTGATACTGTTGATGCCGGAAGTATTCTCAATAATGCCTTCTTGAACCTGATCGGTGCTAAGCAGAACGTCGCTGATATGGTCTTATGCTACGAGCTTTGGGCTAAGCCGGGAGAGTTAAAAGAATTCCCTAACGGCGTCATGCTCACACTGGTTGGCGACCAAATTGTTCAAGCATTTGAGGGTTTTCCGTATCAACACGGTGATTATCCATTCACTAAGTTTGAACACATTCCCACGGGTAAGTTCTACGCTGAGTCTGTAATTACTGACCTGATTCCGATTCAGCGAGAGTACAACAGAACTCGTAGTCAAATTATTGAGGCAAAGAATCGTATGGCTAAGCCTCAGTTATTAGCTCCCGCAGGATCTATCAATGTTGCTAAGATTACGACTGAGCCTGGTCAGGTCATTGAGTACAAACTCGGGTATAATCCCCCTACTCCGTTACCTTTACAGGCGCTTCCTAGTTATGTGCTACAGGAGTTAGATCGTTCTCAGATTGATTGGGACGATATTTCTCGACAGCACGAAGTTACTCGTGGTCAAGTTCCCCCTGGTGTTACTGCCGCTACGGCAATCTCTTTCTTGCAAGAGCAGGATGACACCGCACTTAGTCACACAGTAGATAGTATTGAACGCGGCATGGAGAAAATTGCCAAGCACGTTCTTAGCTATGCAGTTCAGTTTTGGGACGTTCCCCGTATGATTAAAACGGTCGGGTCCGATGGGTCTTTTGATACTTTGATGCTAAAAGGTTCTGCTCTCCGCGGAAATACGGATATTCGTATGGAAGCNGGATCNGGGCTCCCAACATCNAAGGCTGCTAAGCAGGCATTTATTCTTGACCTGATGAAAATGGGATTCATTGATCCTAATAAGGGTCTGGAAGTTATGCAAATTGGCGGCATCCAGAAGATTTATGACCAAATTCAAGTAGATACTCGNCAGGCTCAGCGNGAGAANCTNAGGCTTAAAACTGTATCTCCTGAAATTTGGGCTCAACATCAAGAAGCTCAAATGATGAATATGATGCAGGTGCCTGATGTTAATGCTCCGCAAATGCCGTTCTTGCCTAATGATCCTTCAACAGTTCCTCCTGAGGGTTCTCCTGTAGCAAACACTATGCAGCCCGGAGCAACTTTACCGGCACTGGTTCCTGTTAACGATTGGGACAACCACGCAGTCCATATTGATACCCATAACAAGTATCGTAAGTCTCAGCAGTATGAATTACTTCCTCAGGAAGCCAAAATGGCTTTTGAGGAACATGTTCAGCATCACAAGGCTGCATTAATGGTGACTATGCCTCCCCCTGTAGCCGAAGATGGAACTGAGCAACAGCAAGGCGCACAATCAAATCAGTTTGACGGGCTTCTTCCCCAAAGTCAGGGAGATGTAATTTCTAATGGCTAACACCGACACCGCTAATGTCCTGGGTTTTGTTGACAAACGGAAGTCCGGCGGTGGACTTCCCGTAACTACCCCGGCTAATTTTACTTCTGTTAGTGCTGCTCGGACTCGTCTGGCTGCAATTGACGGTACTTATTACACAAGTGCTCGCCTGGATCAGATGACACTTAATGATATGGTTTATGCTATTCGTACTGCTGATGAAGCCGCTGGTATTTAATGCCCGATAAGCTTAAGCCCAAAGTTCCTGAGCCTCCGAAGCCTTTATTCGAAACTAAGCCCAAAGAGGCTACAGGGGACTTTAAGGGTCAATCTCAGAAAGAGTTTAAGGGTCAAAGTCAAATGGATGCAGCAAAGCGTAGGTTATTAGCGTTGCAAGGCAAGTCTTAAACCCTGGTCCCCTGAGGCGAGGGTAGGTATACTGACAAGTAACGACGCGACCAGGGCCAGGTACGGCACAGTCGAGATTAGGAAAAGTAAATAATGCCAGATGAGTTAGATCCTCCCGTCGATTCAACCCAGGACCAGGCATTACCTGAAAGTAATGATACTGGCACAGGTACAGGCACCGGAATTAATCCTGCGTGGAATGAACTGTTAGGCATTATGCCTACTCAGTTGCATCCTCAGATGATTCCTCACCTGCAAAAGTGGGATCAGGGAGTTCAGCAACAGTTTCAGAAGGTACACTCGCAGTACGAGCCGTATAAGCCGTTCTTAGATGCTCAGGTTGACCCGCAGCAAATTCAATACGCGCTGCAAATCATGGAGCACCTGAACAATAATCCGCGTCAAATTTATGACGCTCTGGCTGAATTTCACGGCTGGAACGAGCAGGGCCAGACTGAACCAAATGCGCCGGTTACGGAAGATTACAGTGATTTAGGCAATATTGTAGACGAAGATCCGCGCATATCTCAACTCAACGAACAAGTTGAGTTAATGCGAAACATCATGCTTGCACAATATAATGAGCAACAGCAAGCACAGATGCAGCAGCAGCAAAGTCAGCAAGAGCAGCAGGAAGATCAAGCCCTAGAAGAAGAATTCACCACATTAAAGAGTAAGTATGGTGAGTTCGATGAGCGTTATGTTCTAGGACTTATGGCTGCGGGTACTTCTGCTGAAGATGCTGTCAAAAGCTATAATGAACTCGTGGAACAAACTCTGCAAAATAGGCCAGGTAATTCAGCGCCCCGTGTTCTTGGCGGTGGTGGTGGTGTTCCTAGCAATGCTATTAATCACAGTAGTCTTTCTGATGAAGACCGGCGCCGTTTAGTTGTTCAAAGGCTGCAACAAGCAGCACAAAATCGCTAATCGGTTCGGAAAGGCAGAAATATAATGGGCGCCACACTGGCTACCGTTGATAACATTCTTAAGGAAATTTACGAAGGTAGCGGAATTCAGGATCAGTTACAATCTGAGACTGTTACTGCGAAGCGAATTAAGTCTTCTTCGGAAGGTGTTACTGAGGAAGTTGGCGGTAAGTACGTCACTTTCCCGCTGCGTATTAAGCGTAACCAGGGTATTGGTGCTCGTCGTGAAAACGAAGCTCTGCCGAACGCTGGTAACCAGGGTTATGTTTCGGCTCGTGTTGGTCTTTCTTACCAATACGGTAAAGTTCAGTTAACTGGTCAGACTTTTGAACTTGCTGACAAGAATTTCCAGGCTTTTGCTTCTGCTCTTGACCAGGAAAT